CCAATCTGACTTCCGTTTAATAGCTGCCGCAGATATTGTTAGTGACCCTAGCGGTCCTGACTGTTGGGTTAATGGTATCATGGAATCTTGCGAATGGATTTATGATGATAGACTTGGTTTTAAAATGATTGATTTAAATGAACAAGCCAAAGAACTTATAGAAGAAGCATCTGCTAAAAAGATATTAGATGATGCTAGAAAACTCAAGATATTTGAAGCATATATGCAAGATTTATCCAAAATTTAACCTAAAATAATAAATAGTCCATTAGGAGTTTAATAAATGAAAAAAAACCAAGATAAGAGTATAAAGGAAGATACCACACTAGATGAGGTTTCTGCTATTGATACTCTTAAGCCGGGTGCTGGTTCTTCAGAAGGTCAGACACATGCTCAGACACTTTCTACATTTACCACAATGCTTGCTCAATTAGGTAAAGAAGATTTATCTAAATTATATACAGATACTATTGCCAGTATTGGTAAAGAAGCATCCTTAATACCAGATGGTAGTGCTGCTAAAAATAAATCAACTATTACAACTAAAGAAGATGTTGATGATATTTTTGTCAGTGATGACCTTTCGGAAGATGTAAAAGAAAAAGCTGCTATAGTTTTTGAAGCTGCTATCAATACAAAACTTATTCTAGAGAAGGTAAGACTAGAAGAAGAGTATGAAGAAAGAGTTAAGGCTCTTGATGAAGCATATGAAATTAAACTAGAAGAAGAAGTTATAGAAGTATTCGAGGAAGTTGCAAAACAAACCGAATCTTATATGGATTTCGTAGTTGAATCATGGCTTGATGAAAATACTATTGCTATCGAAAACAATCTTAAACTTGAAATTACAGAAGAGTTTATGACAGGTCTACGTAACCTATTCAGTGAACATTATATTGAACTCCCTGAAGATAAACTTGATGTTCTAGGTGAAATGAAAGTAGAAATTGAAGAACTTAAAACAAAACTTAATTCTGCTCTACATGAAAATATTGAGCTTAGTTCATCTGTAGTAGAAACAGCAAGAGAAAAAATAATTTCTAACCTTTCCGAAGGTATGGTTCTTACTGATTCAGAAAAACTTAAATCACTTGTAGAAGGTGTAGAATTTTCAGATATTGAAACATTTGAAAAGAAAGCCAAAATAATTAAAGAAAATTATTTTGGTGGTAAGAAAACTACGCCTACTGGAATGATTACTGAAAATATTGATGTCGATATTCCTAATAAGAATGTTGATACCAGACTAGAAGAATTTCGTAAAGCTATGAAAAGTCGCTAATTTAATAAATAGATAGAGTCTTTGAAATAAGACTAAATTTTGGAGAAGAATAAAATGAGTAATTATAATTATTTAACAGATGAAATCATTGCCAAGTGGGAACCATTTGTTAATGAGAGTGCTGATGATATGCCAGCCCTTTCAAAGAAGAAGAAACTTGACATGACTCTCATGTTTGAGAATTCTGAAAGAGAACTTTCACAATCTAAGGTTGAAGGTTATAGTCTTCTAGGTGAAGCTGCTCCAACTAATCATACTGGTGCTGCTATTAGTAATTTTGATCCTGTGCTTATTTCTCTAGTTCGTAGAGCAATGCCTAATCTTATTGCTTATGATGTTTGTGGTGTTCAGCCTATGACTGGTCCAACAGGTCTTGTCTTTGGTCTTCGTTCACGCGATGGTGGTCAGACTGGTACTGAATCATTCTATAACGAAGTTAATACAGGTCATACCGCTCGTGGTGGTGCTAATGCTTCTGCTACCGATGTAGGTTATACTGCTGCTAATACTGTAGGTGGTCAGGCAGGTAATGTTGGTACTGTTCCGGGTGCTGCTAATAATGTAGGCGCTAATACTTATAACTTTGCTGGTGCAATGCTTACACAGTTCGCTGAAGGTCTTGGTAGTAACTCTACTGCTATCTTCCCTGAAATGTCATTCTCAATTGAAAAACAACTTATTCAAGCTAAAGAGCGCGCTCTTAAAGCAGAATACTCAATCGAGATTGCGCAGGATCTTAAAGCAATCCACGGTCTAAACATCGAATCAGAACTTATGAATATGCTTTCTGGTAAGATTCTTGCAGACATCAATCGTGAAGTTATTCGGACAATTCTTACTACTGCTGTTCCCGGTGCACAATACGGTACTACTACAGCCGGTGTGTTTGATCTTGATACAGATGCTAATGGTCGTTGGAGTGTTGAAAAGTTCAAAGGTCTTCTATTCCACCTTGAACTAGAAGCTAATGCTGTAGCTAAAGGTACCCGGCTTGGTCGTGGTAATGTCATCATTTGTTCAAGTGATGTAGCATCTGCTCTAAGTATGGCTGGTATTCTTGATTATGCTCCTGCATTAGATAAGAATGGTAATCTACAGATTGATGATACAGGTAATACCTTTGCAGGCGTTATTAATGGTCGTATGAAAGTCTTTATCGACCCTTATACCACTGGTAACTATATTGTTGTAGGTTATAAAGGTCAAAGTGCTTGGGAAGCTGGTGTATATTATTGCCCATATGTACCACTACAGTTACTAAAAGCACAGAATCCTGATACTATGCAACCTAAATTGGGCTTCAAAACCCGTTATGCAATATCAGCGAATATTTTTAGTGAAGGTACAAATCAGGGTCTTGGTCGTCTTGAACAGGACACTAATCAGTTCTATAGAAGAACTCTTGTTGCTAACCTATTCTAATATAATAGGTAAATTGATAACGAAAAGACCCTGCTTCGGCGGGGTCTTTTTTATTTCAGATAGTATTTTATATTTCCTGAATCCCAAATTCTATCATATTTATTTTCAACCATGTTTTGAAATACACTTAAATTTTCATTATATAGTTCTTTTAATATATTTTTCATTTTATTTTTTGTAAAAGATAGCCTATGTTTTAATCTATACTCATTAATATTATACCCTTTCCATGAAGGCGGTGTAATTTCATATTTTTTACAAATATTAGTATAAGAAGATTTTAACAAAGATGAAAACCTACGATCAGCATATGTAACAAGAGGTTTATCATAAGAATAACATCGTAATAACTTAGAGAGTCCTCCAACTACGATATGGTCTATTAAAGATGCGTGACGTATAATTTCATATTCATCAGCAAATCTAGATTTACCAAAAGACATAACAGATACTAATTCATTATTATAAAAAAGACCAAAATGTTCTTTAGCCCCTACAAATCCCGAAATATGATTTAAATCTAAAAATATTCTAGATTCTGCTGCTGATATTTTTCTAGTTTCACATTTTCTAGCAAAAATCTTATTTTGTATAAGACCTAATTTAGCTTTAATTATAGATTTCCATATTTTTTGTTTAATAGCATCATTCCATTCAACATCATAAATTTGTAGTAATTGAATATTTTTATATTCACATCCATTAGTTTTAGATAAATGATAGGATTTATCTCTACCTGTGCGTCCTTCAGAATGCCATGTCACGCCATTATATTCTATTGCAAGTTTTCTATCAGGAATATAAATATCAATTTCTTTGCCGTCACCTATTATAGATTTTTTACTATGCTCTTGAACATACATTCCTAATTCAACTATATAATCTCTTACTTCTCTTTCTCCTTCTGAACTACCTGAAGGAGCCTTATATTTATCCCCATGTAACCCATGTTTATTATAGAGGATATGAATATATTCTAGAGATAGTCCTATATTATCAGCAATTTTCTTTCTACTATGAATTTCAGGACATATTTCTAATGCTATTTTATCAACATATGCTTTAAAGCTAGAGCTATCCCATTCTGATAGTATTTTAGCCATAGCAGGATCTTTAACTTTATTACGTTTAATTATTTTATTATAAAGGGTTTTACGAATAGTTTCAGGTGATATTATTCTGTTTTTAAGATATTCTTTACCCTCATTTGTAATAAACCAAGGCTTAGCATTTTTAGGATCTACTAACACTAGACAGTTTTCTACTCCAAATCTTTCTAAAGATGTTTTAACTACTTTTTCTCTTGTTAAAGGAGATTGGGAAGAATGATCATATCCATATTTTTCTCTATATGTTATCAAAGCTTTTTCTTTAGCTATTTTTTTAACTTCTTCTGTTTTCTTATGAAACACTTGAATTTGAGAATAACTTTCTACTCCAAATCTTTCTTTAGTGGTAGATTTTCTTTTAAAAATAACATCGGTAGAATTAGTCATACATTTACGAGAGCAATATTGCTTCCATCCTCCAAATATATTTAATTTTATTTTAGCCATAAACATAACAAATTCTCCACAGTAACATTTAGGTGCTGTAGTTATATTTTCTAGTAGCATACATGCTTTAGTTTTTC